GTCGGCCCTGTCACAGCTCAAGATCAAGCGATGTTGATTTAGACTGCATACGTTTGTAGTATGCACGCACATCAGGATGCAGCGCATCGACATACATATCGATAGCAGCGCTAACGATAGCAGTCATGCTGGTGCCACGATCATGAGCAACCAGCAACTTGAGGATGCGGTGATGCTCATCACATATCGGTATTGTCTTGGCTGCGCTCATCACACGATGTCCTCTTCCGTGCAAGCGACAACAGTGACAGCCGGGTTAAGGATACGTACCATTGTCCGAGCCATCACATCATTGCGAGCGTGTATACGGTAGACACGTTGTCTACCGTAACAGTTAAGACACCATACATTCCACATCTGCCACATGGTTATGTGTCCTTATGTTGAGAAGCTAATGTCATGGCTTGACGTACCATGACTGAGTATCATCAGCGGTTCGCCTTGATACAACGTATCCAGTATTCTCCCAGACGTGAGCCAGGGTACTGACTGGAATTAGAATCCTTGGTTAGGATCAACCATCGTCGGATCTTTGTGTATCCAACCGAGGTAAGACAGATAACCTGCTTCCTTGTAGCCGGTGTTGTTGTGCGGCTTAGGATCGGCAGGCGCTGGTATCGCATTGCATGGCAAGCGCTGCCATCCACGTTCAGTCATGATGAACATGAGTTCTCCTTGCAAAGACAATGTAGAAAGGCCCGATGATCAAACGTCGTCCTTCATACGTTGCACATATCTCATCGTCTCGCGATGCGCAAACATCTTGCATCTCATACCTATGAGAGCGTATGAAGTTGCGAATAGCATAGTAGATACGTAAAGACATATGCAAGTTGTCCTTATTTTATAGGGGTTTCTTATGCATTGGCTTGACGCACCAATGCTGAGCACTAGCAGCCTGCCAGTGACAGCGATAGCCACCGATCTAGGATCGGATCATGCTATGTTCAGTTAGCGGGAAGCTCGCCCTTCAACTGAGCAAGAAACTTCTCAGCCTCGGCGATGCCATAGACGTTCGTCTTAACACCTGCCTTGTCGCGTGCTTCTGCGTTGCCCTTCATATCCTTAGCGCGCTTAATCGCACGCTCAAGATCAGCAAACAACGAGTAGTCACGGAAGACATCTTCCTTCTTGATGCTGAGATGATAAGGCTTGGACAACAGCGTCGTGATAACCTGCGTCTTATCCTTTTCAATGTCCGCTTTGAGAGCGTCCATCTTATCCTTAACAAACTCAAGGCGCGTCTTCTTAGACGCAATGTCCTTGACTTTCTCAAAGCCGAGTGGCATCGCCCAGTCAATGATTGCACGTGCATCATCATTCCGTTTCTCTTCAACGAGAACCTGAATGAGAGCATTGATGTACTTGCTTGTCATGTTCTGAGCAGCGTGCATAATGAAGCACGTACTAACCTGCGTCAGATTCTTGCGGAAGTGTGCTGCTGATTTCTTGATACCAGCCAGCATGAACTCCATCTTGTCATTGCCACCATCGAGCCGCTTGCTCACGTTAGCAATGTCGATTGCGCTGACCTCCAGCGCCACAGCCTTAGCCATTGTTGTCTCCATTGGGTTAGGTTGATTGTTTTGGTAGAGGCGACAACAACCTATTGGACGCCATACCCCAATGAAGGACGGCAAGCCTACCACACTCTAGCCCTAGTCTAGTTTCATGTGTTAAATGGTTAGGTTGATTGTCTATGTGTGGCCAACATGCGTGCCCATAACACGCACCAATACCACACCATTAGCTCTAGCTTTTGAGTCGGCAACATGCTTAAAGCAGCACGTTGGACGAGCGTTCAATGTTGACGCTCCTAGGCAATACATCGCAACACGTGGCACAAGCTATGCTTGCGAGACACGTTGCTTCATTGCAATCGCATAAGGTTTTGCATCCCACTCATTCCCATGAATGGCGCTGATTAGGCGGCATTAGTTTGCGGTCGGCGTAAGACTTCAAGCTAACAGACTGCATCTGTCTGTTAGCAAAGCGTCACGTCCCGCTACATGGCATAGACACACAAGTGTGTGTAATAGATGCGGCGTCATGCATCTACGCGTCACGCTATGTCGTGACGTCTATCAACTGGCGACATTGTTACCCCTACCCGCAAGCATACTCACTACGCTTTCGCTTGCGGGCAGTCGCGCCTCAATCCTTAAGGGCTCGCCGTGCTTTAGCTTTCGCAGCTTCGATCAAGTCGAGCTGAGCTAAAGCCTTAGCGTGCTTAGCCTTATCCAACCTAGCATAGCTGCTAGGATGGCTCTTATATGTGGCCCTACATTCACCGTCACTTAGCATCGCAACACGTTCCTCACGTGCCGTCGCGCTATCAGGATCATAAGACCATTGCGGCTGCCTTGCACCAATAGGTTGCTTGCGATACGGGATACCGACATTCTGCCGGAAATCCGAGATAGCAGGGTAAACCATTGGCTTGCTAGGTTTAGGAAACACACACTTTTTATCTCCGTATCTGGCCCGTTGTCCAGCTTTCGGGGAAGTGTGAGACATAACCTTAGCTAGGGCTTCGCCGCGCAAAGATAGGATTTTGCGCATGTTCGCCTCGCCAGTTATAGCCGGGAAGCTGCCCGGTCAGATTGCTAGCGGCGAAGGCCCGAGGGCCGCTCCTGAACCGCTAACGAAACTCTTATCGCCTGGAATTGTGTCAAAAATAAGGCAGGGTTCGATCACGAATTATCACGGAATGATCACGGGTTCGTGAACGCTTTCCCGTGTGGGGAAAGGTACGAGCGCGCGCGAAAACGCGATAAACAGTGTTCAGTCAAGCTCGAAGCCGATCACGTTATTGTGACTTGACGGTGTATGGGCAACTCGACTATGCGCGCGAGCGCGTGCGTGCGCATGCGTCAAGGACGGGAGATTGTCAAGTAAACTTAATGTGATCGAAGTTCATGGTTTGTTCAGGGTGACAAATCACTTAAAAATCAATAGGATAGCGATTCGTTCCGTATATACAACCCGAGGCTAGTTGTGGATACAAGGGGGGGCGGGGGGTGCGGGTGCAGGATGGAATTACCCTCTAAAAATATCTAGCAGAAATTCTAGAAACAGAAATATTTAAGGTCATGTACGATTTCTCTTGACTTTTAGGAAAGTTACCATTATAATAAGAGCATAGGGTATAATACTTTAAGTAATACTTAAAGAGACTCTATTAGATCTCAAACGGTATAGTATTTAAAACTCAGCCGGTATAGCAATAGTAAGAGCCTCAGAACAGCTATTCTTTTGCTATACCGTTGAGTTTCTATTAATAGAATGACAAAAGAAATCTATTATAACGATAATGGTACTTTAAAGGGAGCTGAAGGTCTCTTTGTGGAATGGGCCACTAGACGGGAAGATACTCGTCCAGTATACACCCTAGCCAAAGAAGACGGAGAGCTTCCTTCCCTGTACAAGCTCTACATGTCCTGTGAAGATCTCACGGAATGGGAGTTTGCAGATAAGTACCTGGCTGGATGGGACCACCTAGAGTATCTCCAGCAGAACCTCAAATTCATCAAAATCCTAGATTCCTGGCGCAAGGATCTTGAGCAGAAGCTTAAGAGCCGTGCCTTTAGGGCTATTCAGCTCATAGCCGAGGAAGGTGGTAAGAACTCCTTCGAGGCTAACAAACTACTCCTAACCGGTAAATGGAAGGAAGTAGTCGAAAAGGCAGGAAATGCTCGTGGACGTCCTTCCAAGCGAGAACTAGACAAAATCGCCAATGAAGAGTACGAATCCACTAAAAGCATTAGGGATGATTTAAAGCGCCTAGGGATCGATTTACAGTAGCTTGGCTACTACCCTACCGGGCACCTCCTTCAAACCGCTGTACGGCTCTAAAAACATACCTATACCATAATCAAATAAGGATACTCTAGATCATGAGTGAATGTTCAGAAGACGAAGATTACAAATATACTCGTTTTATGATTAATGATGAATGGTGTGTAGGATGTTCTTCAGATGGTCGGCAATGGATCCTCCAGCAGAAGACTAGACAGGATAGGTGGGAATCTCTTAAATTCTTCTCTAGGAAAGAGAATCTTGATCGGCGTTTAAAAGAGATGTTTCCTAAATTAGATCTTTCTGAGCAAGTAAATGCGTTACCTATCTGATGGCAAGTAGAGACGAATTAAAGGCCCTAGCGCGAGAGGCCGCTGAAAACGACCTAGAGAAGTTCATATCCCTGGTAGCCCCCAAGCGGGTACTGGGTCACGTACACAAAAGGTTAATTTCCTGGTGGACACGACAAGACGCGAAGAAGTACCAGCTAACTCTTCTTCCAAGAGACCATCAAAAGTCTGCCCTTATTGCCTACAGAGTTGCGTGGGAAATCACCCGCAATCCTGCTATTCGCGTTCTGTTTATAAGCAGTACGTCGAACCTCGCTACGAAGCAGTTAAAGTTTATCAAAGATATTCTTACCTGCGACTCCTATCGTTCCTACTGGCCAGAAATGGTACATCCGGACGAAGCCAAAAGAGAGAAGTGGACTGAGACTGAAATCTCAGTAGATCATCCTCTCCGAAAGGCAGACTACATCCGTGACCCTACTATCTTCACTGCTGGGCTTACCACTTCTATTGTCGGTCTACATTGTGATATCAGTGTTCTCGATGACGTGGTTGTGGACGATAATGCGGCTACAGAAGATGGACGAAACAAAGTCAAACAGCAAGCTTCCTATCTTGCATCGATTGGCGGTGTGGATTCTAGGCAGTGGGTCGTAGGAACCAGGTATCATCCTAAAGACCTTTATGGTCACATGATGGAACAGACAGTTCCTGTCTTTGACGATGAAGGTGAACAGATAGATAGTACCCACTTGTTCGAAGTCTTTGAAGAGCAAGTTGAGACTAACGGAGATGGTACAGGTACCTTCCTCTGGCCACGTGCTCAACACTTCGGTAAGTGGTTTGGATTTGATCAACGAGTACTAGCGGAGAAACGTGCTCTCTACTATGACAAAACAAAGTTTAGAGCCCAGTACTATAACGATCCTAACGACGCTAGTGAAGCAGGTATTAATCGAGACAAATTCCAGTACTACAATAAAGCAAGTCTCCATGAAGAACATGGAAAATGGTACTATCGAAATTCAAGGCTTAACCTCGTCGCAGCAATCGACTTTGCTTACTCGGTTAAAGAAGGAGCTGACTACACTTGTATCGTTATTGTCGGAGTAGATAGTCAACACAACTATTACGTTCTCGACATAGAACGATTTAGAACAAGTAAGATCAGTGAATACTTCAATAAGATTCTTAAGCTCCACATGAAGTGGAACTTCAATAAACTCAGAGCAGAAATCACTGCAGCTCAGAGTGTCATTGTACGAGATCTTAAAGATAACTACATTCGTCCTCAAGGACTGGCAATCTCAATCGAGGAAGTCAGACCTATCAAAGACAAAGAAACACGAATGGATGCAGTGCTACAACCTAAGTATAGTAACATGCAGGTTTGGCACTATCCCGGCGGTAACTGTGAACTTCTTGAAGAAGAACTTGTTCTGCAGAATCCTCCTCACGATGATATGAAAGATGCTCTAGCTTGTGCTCTTGAGAATGCACAACCTCCTTCATCCTCATTCATGGGCATTCAAAGAAACGTGCAAGAAGAATTCTACAATCCGAAGTTCGGAGGTATTGGTTAACAATGTGGACCTTGATACTGATCTTGCTGACTACTAATGGTGACAAGATCGAAGTTAATCTTCATACTGAAGCTCCATCGCAGAATGTCTGTTTGATGGATCAATCCACAATGGCTCAGTACCTAGGCGATCATCCGGATAAGAAACTCCACAGCTGGCGCTGTGAGAATGTGAACAAGATTAGGACTGCAATTTAATGAGCGGTAAAACTGTAGACGTAATGGACATGATCACACCCGATATCCTCGGGTTGAACATTGCCAACAAGTTTCAGACTTGGGAAACTCTACGTAACGTCAAGGTTGCTCAGTGGAAAGAAATCACTGAGTACATCTTTGCTACGGATACTACGGTTACACCAAACAGCAAGTTGCCTTGGTCCAACAAGACGACTATTCCTAAGCTTTGTCAGATCCGTGACAATCTTCATGCTAACTATATGGCTACCCTGTTTCCTAAGTCTAAGTGGCTTGAGTGGCAGGGTGACGATGAAGAATCCAATACTAAAGATAAAAGAGAAACTATCGAACAGTACATGAATTACGTGATTGATCGTAATCAGTTCTATGATACTTGTTCTCGGCTTGTCTATGACTTCATCGATTATGGTAACGTATTTGTCATGCCGGAGTGGTATGATGGAACTAACGTAATTGAAGATAGGACTCAGGTAGGTTATGTAGGACCTATCCTGAAACGCATCTCTCCCCTTGATATTGTCTTTAACCCAGTCTCTCCTACGTTCGAAGAAGCACCTAAGATCATCCGCTCACTTGTGAGCATGGGTGAGGTTAAGGCTATGCTCGAAGCAGAGAGTGCTGATGAAGATGAGAAAGAGATTGCCAATAGCATCTTCCAGTACATGAAAGATCTTCGTCACAACATGACGAATATGTCTTACACTGTCACGTGTAAGGATCGTATCTTCCAAATTGCTGGCTTCACGACTTATCAGGCTTACTTGGAATCTAATGAAGTTGAAGTTCTCACCTTCTACGGAGATATCTGGGATGAGGAAACCAACAAGCTCTATAAGAACCAAGTTATCAAAGTCGTCGATAGACACAAGGTTATCTACAACAAGCCCAACAAAACGTTTTTCGGAACGGCTCCAATCTACCATTGCGGATGGAGATTGCGACCAGACAACCTATGGGCAATGGGACCCTTGGATAATCTGGTTGGTATGCAGTATAGGATCGACCATCTCGAGAACATGAAGGCTGACTGCTTCGATCTTATTGCGTATCCTCCGCTTAAGATCAAAGGCTATGTCGAAGACTTCAAGTGGGCTCCAATGGAGAAGATCATCGTTGGAGATGATTCCGACGTTGAGATGATGTCTCCTGATGTTCAGGTTCTTCAGTGTGATAACCAGATTGCCATTCTTGAAAATAAAATGGAAGAGATGGCTGGTTCTCCTAAGGAAGCTATGGGCTTTAGAACTCCAGGTGAAAAGACTGCATATGAAGTGCAGCGTATGGAGAATGCTGCTAGCCGCATCTTCCAAAATAAGATTGGATACTTCGAGCGACAGATCATTGAGAACGTAATCAATGCTATGTTGGAAATGGCTCGTCGTAACGTCACTAAACAGACAATCAAGATCTTTGATAATGACATGAAGTTTGATAGCTTCATGGATCTCACTGCCTACGACATCACAGGCAATGGACGTATTAAGCCTATGGCAGCAAGACACTTTGCTGAGAAGGCTCAGATTGTGCAGAACCTTAACAACTTCCTGGGAAGCCCTGCAGGACAAGACCAGATGGTGAACGTTCACTTCTCTGGTGAGAAACTTGCTAAGGCTTGGGAATGCTTGCTTGAGATCGAACCGTACAAGATTGTACAACCTTACATTCGTCTCATGGAACAGGCAGAGGCACAGAAACTAGCACAGGCTGCACAGCAGAATGTAGCAATGCAGGCTGCAACTCCGACAGGATTCCTACCGGGTGACCATGACCAAGAAATCGACTCGTTCAACCTCCCGGAGCCAACAGACTCTAACTCCGTCCCCGCACAAAGCGGAGGCGGGACTGGCGCTGGAGTGGTTCCTGGAAACTACGGACAGTAATTCCGTACGTGACAGAATACTAGGTGAGAGTAGGAACCTAGTCCTAAAACAACTAAAGAAGATCCTACTCAAACGACTAAATGCCCTCGACACTCGTTCAGATGACTTTACTGATCCGTCCTGGGCTTATAGACAAGCATATGAGAATGGCACCCGACAGGTGCTGAGAGACCTAATCAAACTTATGAGTTTTGTAGAATAATGACCAATGTTTTTGAGACGCCAAATATGGCAGACGGTAATGAAGAGATCCAGAATTACCTCGAGCACCTTGTAGGTGAAGGCAAGAAGTTTAAGGATACCGAAGCACTGGCACGCGGCAAGTATGAAGCCGATAAGACAGTTGCAGCTCGCGAAGCCGAACTTGCTGAAATCCGCAAGGAGCTGAATACCCGCATTTCACTGGAAGAGTTCATGACCAAACAGAACGAGCGGCAGCCCAACAATCAGCCACAAGCTAATGTTGCTCCGAATGGCCAGAATGAGGGAAATGAAAAGGTAGACATCCACAGTGTGGTTGCTGCCGAAATTGCTAAAGCACAAGCTTTGTCCATGAGGGCCAAGAATGCAGAAGCCTCGAAGCAGAGAATGAAAGATGCTTGGGGTACTAATGCACTGGCACGTCTTGAACAGGTATCACGTGAACTAGGACTTGGTAAAGAGTTTCTTCAGGATCTTGCAGAACGCAGTCCTGATGCTTTTGCTCAAGTTGTTGGAGCTGTCCCGAACACTAATAAAGTTCAGAACATTACTCCTCCGAATACACGTGTTAACTCTGCAGCGGATGTTTCCAATCGGAATACTATCCGTGATGAAGAGTACTGGGATAAGATGAGAGAATCTGATCCGAAGTTTTATTTCTCTGCACAGGGATATAATCAGCGGCACAGCGATGCTCAGACTCTTGGTGAAGCTTATTTCAAATAAACTCTCATCTCTAATAAGGAAGTAAATTAATATGTCTGGATTTATGGTCGCAAACAATGACCATCTTATTCGGTCGAACCTTTGGTCGAAAGACATCAAAGAGGTTCTGCTCGCCGATCTGATGGGCCTTAAGTTTGTCCGTATGCTTCAGGACTTCCCGGATGGTCAGACGATCAACATTCCTTCTATCGGTCAGATGGAAGCTCTTGATTACGTTGAAGGCCAGCCGGTAGAATATACTGCGATGGATACTGGTAACTTCCAGTTCTCTATCAACCAGTATAAGTCTTCAGCTACGTATATCACGAACAAGATGAAGCAAGATTCGTTCTATATGAGCGAGCTTACTGCATCGTTCGTTCCCAAGCAGGCTCGCGCTATTGCGACGGCTATGGAAGCGGATATGTTCGCTAACTGCAACTCTGGTCAGACGCCGAATGACGCTAACGTCATTAACAGCGCTCGTCACCGTTTCGTCGGTGCTGGCACTGGCAATACGATCTCGATTACGGACTTTGCTAAGGCCAACTACGCCCTCGATAAGGCGTACGTTCCGCAGCAAAATCGTGTCGCGATTGTTGACCCGTCTTGCGAATACACACTCTCTACGCTGACGAATATTGTCAACGTTTCGAACAACCCGATGTGGGAAGGCGTTATTACGACTGGGCTTACCAGCGGTATGCGCTTTATCAAAAACATCTACGGCTTCGATATCTACGTTTCGCACTTCCTGCCTCAGAACATCAGTGAAACGGTGTCTGGTACTGCCATCACGAATGGCGTTGCCAACCTGTTCTTCTCGGCTGCTTCTGATGTGGTTCCGTTGGTTGGTCAGGTCCGTCAGCCCCCGAAGGTTGATTCTGACTACAACAAAGACCTGCAGCGTGACGAATACGTGACGACCTGCCGTTGGGGTCTCAAGCTCTTCCGGCCTGAGAACATGGTTGTTGGCCTCACTGACAATTCCAAAGTTTATGCGTAATTGAGGGAGGAAAATAATTATGTCTTGGCTTAATAATGATGGGCTGTTCGTTCGTATGGGTCTCGATGAGGCCAATCCGAACGTAGGCGGCACCTATAATACCCTTGGTCCGCTTCAGATTTCTGAAGTTGTGATTAAGGCTGCTGACATTCAGTCTGCTACGTCGACCCGTATCGGTTCGGTTGAGCAGGTCCAGGGTGTTCAGCTGCCCAAGGGTGCACTTATTGAAAAGTGCGAACTCTCGATTGAAACTGCATTTACTTCTAGCGGTACCGTTGGTTCTGCTACGGTTGTGCTTGGTTTCATCGGTGATGACTTCGCAACGGAAGTTGACTATGACGGTATTACGACCACGTCCTTCACGGGTACGCTGGCCGCTCTTGCCACGGTCAAAACCGTGACGACTATCAACCGTGCAACGACTGGTGCTGGTGTACTCCTTACGGGTGCTACTGGCCTGGCTTCTGCCGGTTACCTGACTGTGGCCAACTCTACGCATGCTTCGAACCCGCTCGCTACGGGCGTGATGAAGCTGCGCGTGTTCTGGCGCATGGCATAAGGAGTAACTGACAATGGCAGTTATCTCTACTAAAGACAATCAAATTGATCAGGGCTCACTCCAGCTTAAAGTGCTGGAGTTGGGTCTTGGTGCCAAGGTTGGTGCAGCTCAGACAGTCACTCTCACGGGTGTTGTTGCAGATGCCGGTACTGGTTCCAGCTCGGCTGGTGCTAGTGGTGGTTCTGCTGCTGCGAAAGCCATTGCTATCGATATCGGTGGCGTGACTTACTACATTGGCGCTTGGTCGTCTAACGCTTAACGGTTAAGGCAGATTAATGACTAAAGTTACTCTTAACGATCTAACAAATCTCAATAACCAGCAAAGTTCCATTAACACGATTAATGGTAACAATACTACTATTGAGACTGCGTTCGATAATACATTGTCTCGAGATGGCACCACTCCTAATCAGATGGAAGCCACACTTGACATGAATAGTAATCATGTCATTAATCTGCCAGAACCTGTTCATGGTCATGAACCGTTGCGTCTTCAAGACATAACGAATTTCATTGATCAGTTTGCGCTCGTACAAACTCCAGGTCCTGGTGATGCTGGAAAGATCATTCGAGTACGAGCAGACGAGATTGCTTACGATATCTCTAGCATTCAGATCAATGCTGGAGACAATGCTATTCATCCGGTTACGAATGATAGCAGCACACTTGGTCAACTTGGCAAAGCTTTCTCGGATCTATTTCTTGCTAGCGGAGCAGTGATAAATTTTAATAGTGGTGATGTTACCCTCACTCACTCTGCCGATAAGCTCGAGTTCCAAGGCGGAACTTACGGGTTCGATAACAAGATCTACCCCATCACGAATGATGGTTCCGCGCTTGGTGATACGACTCACAATTTCAGTGATCTCTTCCTCGCTAGTGGAGCTGTCATCAACTTCAATAACAGCGATGTAACAATCACTCATAGCAGTAATGTCCTTGCATTTGCTGGAGCTTCAACTAACTATACTTTCGATGCCGATGTAAATCCTGCGACAAATGATGGCGCAGCACTTGGTACGACTTCCCTTAAGTGGGCTGATCTGTTCCTCGCAAGTGGAGCAGTGATTAACTTTAATTCCTCAGACGTTACTATCACTCATAGCTCGGACCAACTGACGATTGGTGGTCTTGGTGCGTACACAGTGGGGTCAACAGGTGGTCTTCAAGTTAATAACGATATTGTCTCTACTGGCGGCGCTATCTATGCTCTTGGTGGCGCTATCCCCGTCTCTACTTCTGTGCCTGGCGTTTACTTCGGAAAAGAGTCGGCGAATAATAACCGGGCTATTCAGATTGTCAGCCCTGCTGCTGGTAGTGCATACATCGATTTCGCTCCTATCAGCGTAGACTTTGATGGTCGTATTCTTGTCGACACATCTGCACACACTATGGCTTTCTCAGTCAATGGAGCTGAAGAAGTCAAGATCTCTAGTACAGCTACCTACCCATCTGTTAGTGATGGTAATGCTCTCGGCACCACATCAAACATGTGGAGCGATCTGTTTCTTGCTAGTGGTGGTGTAATAAACTTCAATAATGGCAATGTAACCATTACGCATAGTAATAACTCTCTTGCCTTTGCTGGTGCTTCTAGTGGCTACAGCTTTGATGGCAGGATTTCGAGAGACTCCCAATTCTTCCTGGACATTGCATCAGTTCCATATATCAATTGGGATAGTAATGATTATATTAGCTACGACAGAGCATCAAATAAATACAACTTTGTTATAGGTAGTACTTTAGAAGTAGTAGTTGATAGCAATGCAGTCTATCCTGGTGTAAACGATGGTAGTGCTTTAGGTTCTACTACTTTAAATTGGTCTGATCTGTTTCTTGCTGATGGCGCTGTCATCAATTTTAACAACAGCAATTATACCATAACACATAGTTCTGGCTTACTGAACTTTAGTGGTGCTGGCCAGTATGGCAATACACTATTTGTATCTGGTGGTTACGCTGGTGCGTATTCTGGTGGAGCGAGTGCCCTTAAATTAGGTGGTGGTGGGTCATCTCCTGATGGAGCAGCTATTGGCTGGGGAGATGGTTCTGGTTGGAATCTCAATCTTGGTTACAACAACGCTAGTACCTTCACTCCAAGATACACATTTAAAGATAACGGACAGTTCTACCCGTCTACTAATGATGGAGCAGTGCTCGGCACGAGTTCTTCTGGTTGGTCTGATCTCTTTCTTGCCAGCGGTGGCTTCATTGACTTCGGTAATAACAACGTAAGAATTACTCACGCTGCTAACCGTCTCACTTTTACTGGTGGTAGCAACGGTTATTACTTCAGTACTACGATAGCTCCTACAGCTAATGATGGCGGTGCACTCGGTTCTGCTAGTGTGTCTTGGTCAGACTTGTTCTTAGCTACTGGTGGTGTTATTGGTTTTGGTAATGGAGATTACTCTCTTACACATTCTTCTGGTGTGCTTACCGCTGATAAAGATCTTCGAGTAACAACTGCAGGTACAAACGCTGCTTCAGTAGCAACACTGCAGGGTACTCAGACTCTTACTAATAAGACTATCAATCTTACAAGCAACACACTGTCAGGTACTACTGCTCAGTTTAATACGGCATTGAGTGATGATGATTTCGCGACTCTCACAAATTCCGTTACACTTACGAATAAAACTCTTACTTCTCCGAGTATCACTAATCCGTCGATATCTGGAACTCTCACCAACACACAGGCGACTGTGTTTAGTGGTGTCATTACTCCTTCACTCAGTGCTGATGTTAATGACTGGGCTCCTTCTGGCTTCTCAACTGCAACAACTATTCTCGTAACAGGAACTTCCAGTTGGCAGATTACTGGTCTTGCAGGTGGTGCTAACGGTAGATTAATTCTGCTATTTAACGCAGACGCAGCTAACACTTTCATCATCAAGAGCAATAGTACTAGTTCATCAGCAGCTAACAGGATCCAGTCTAACACTGACCTCAGCTTGCTGCCAGGTACTGGCTGTTTGTTGTATTATGAGACGACTAATAACTACTGGCGTCTTGTAG